AAATGTAGGAAAAGGGAAACCTTTAGTAGTACTTACAGTATCTTTTAAATTCCCAATGACAAATGAGGAAGCTTACGAAGTTTTAAAAAACAGAAATGGTAAAGTTGCGAAGAAATTTAGAAAGTATCTAAATGAAGTTTTAGAGGCTACAGCAAAGAAATGCCTTGATGAATATAAAAAAGATATTAAAAAGTTAAATGAAGAAATGTAACAATTTCTTAAAAAACACTTGAATTATTTTTTAGGATAGTGTAAACTAATACTAGAAAGGAATTTTATTATGGCAAGAAAAAAATCTAAAAAACCTGAGTTAGTTAAAATAGCTTACGGAATATCTCTAAAAGATAATTCTTATTATGAAGAGAATCTTGAAGGCGAACTATTATTATTTGATAATTACGAACAAATTGCAGAATACGCCAAAACTAATAATATTAATTTTGAAGATATTACGGTACATGAATTCGAAGTAGAACCTATGCCTTTTGATTTAAGTGATGTACCAGAGGTGGAATTCTAATGAATTATGCTATATTAGATTACGATGGGTATGTATGTAAATCTTTTTATGCAGCGCATGAAGAGTTAGATAAAGCTGATGAGATTCTTCAATCACTGGCTAATGCTGCTTTAGAAAAGGCAAAGGATTATTTCAAATCAGATGAAGTAGAACTTATTAAGATATTAAGCGGGCATTCTTGGAAAAAAGATTTATATGCTGACTATAAAAAAACAAGAGAAAAGAACCCTTATATATCTATATTAAGAGAAGCCGTAGAAGAATATGATACGGAAATACTTCATCCAGAATCACTTGAAGCAGATGAGTTGTGCATAATTCTTCATGATTATTTAGTATCTAAAGGTAATATTCCTATTATATTTTCAGATGATAAAGATTTAAGATATGCTTCTTTAGTAAACTGCAAAATTAATTTGGGAGAAAAGGTAAGCTTAGATTACGATGAAAGATATTTATACCAACAAATGCTCGCAGGAGATAAAGAAGATAATATTACTGGCATTCCAAAAGTAGGAATGAAAACTGCTGAGAAGTTACTTAATGATAACGGATATAATATCGAAGGCGTTATTAAAACTTACAAAGATAAAAATGTAGATATTAAGGATTGTATCAAGAATATTAATTTAATAATTCCAATGAAACAAATATTTAATAATAAGCCAAATATCTATTTAGAATGCGCTAGAGAGATAATGACTACCAGAAGAATCCCAGAATATTTAATAAATCATCTTAAAAAAGGACAATTAGAGTATATCACACAGAAAGTTGAGGAAATATATAAATGAGAAAAGATGCAAAAGAACAAACTAAGGAAGTAGTAAAGTTTATTGATGAGGCTAGACTTGATACTCCAGAAAGAGCAAGAGATACTAGAGAATATGAAGCTATGCTTATGGACTTCATAAGAAATGAATTTAAGGAGTTATAATGAAAAGAGCAAAGAATATAATAGATATTGAAATTAAAATGCCTTCTGGCTTAATAGTAGTAGCTTCAGATTTTCATATTCCGTTTCAAGATAATCTAGCTGTAAAATCATTTATTAATTATTGCGCCAAAGTACAACCAAAAGTAATTGTACTTAACGGTGATATTATGGATATGTTTATGCTATCTAAATTCACTAAGGGTGAAGGAAGAAACCCTATGGAAGAGGTAGTAGAAACTAGAAGTGTATTGGAATCTATAAGGGCAGTATGTCCTAAATCTGATATATACTACGTGATAGGAAATCATGAAACTAGATTGGAAAGATATGTTTTAAATAAAGCTCCAGAATTAGCATCACTAATTGAAGATGTATTTTCTATTTTAAAAGTATCAGACTTTAATATTAGAGGATGTGCATCCTTATTAGTTAATGATAATCTAGTATTTAAACATGGAACTTTATTAGGAAATAAATCTGGATTATCAGCTATTAAAGAAATGGAAAATGCTTACATGTCTGGATGTTCTGGACATACACACAGATTATGTAAATATATAGCAAGAAAATCGGGAAGAAAATTCTTTTGGATTGAAACAGGATGTTTGTGCGATTTGACTCCAGAATACATGATAAATCCTAACTGGCAAAATGGTTTTGCTGTTATAGAAATTAAGAACGGAAAAGTTTATCATTCTAAAATTGTAGAAATTGAGAAGGGTGAAATATTAGATTAATATGGCAGAATACGAAATAACTAGAGAGCTAATGGAAGCTATAGTAATGGCTCAATTATATCGTGAAGATATAATAAAAACCATTGGTAAAATAGTTGGTAAAATTACCAATAAAGAAGCAGAGAATTTATATAAAGAAGTACTTCAGCATCCAGATTTCTCTAAGATTAAAGAAGATTTACTAAAGGTAGAGGAAGCTACATTAATAGATGAAGATTCTGATACTATCATGCTATATTATAATAAGTTATTAAGAGATGCTCAATTTGAAAAGAAGTATGAAGTAATACTTCGTATCTTAAAAGAAATAAAACAAATGAAAGCTATTGAGGATGACCAGACCAAATTTGAAATTGTAATCACCGTAGAAAAACCGAACAAACAAGAGGAAAATAATGGACAATAGAGAAAAAGAATGTTTTTATAATATAAAAGGTGAAGAACTATGCGACACAAAAAACAATTGCGCAAAAGAATTAGATGACTGTAAATATTTAATATCAGGCTCAATGAGACCATTGGATATATCTACAATAAGAGTTTTAGACGAGTTTTGGAAACCCTTTATAGATAACTGTAATCAACACTTCTCTTAACTTTGGACACTACTCTTTATAAAATAACTTCCTGATATTTTTTAGCTAAGCTAAATTAATTTAACTAAATAAATAGGAGAATAACCCCCTCTATGTTTTTATACCCATATAAAATATTTACAATCTCAAAAGACAAAAGAGTTTTGAATGATAATTTAAAACCTACAGGTATTTATGATTGTAAGAAAATGAAATATACCGATGCGATAGATTTTGCTGAAGCTAAAAATCTTAAAGTATCTGTATTACTTGGAAACGTAGTCGGAGATATAAAACTTATATGTTTAGATTTAGATGATTGTTTCGATTCTAACATGAATGTAGAACCATTAACCAAGAAGTTTTTAGAAGAGTTCTCTCCTGATGAATACGAAGTATCAAGTTCTGGAGAAGGTATACATGTATATATTCTGACCAAACTTAATTTAGAAACTTTTATTGTCAAAGAAATGGAAGGATGCAAAAGCTTTGAATGTTACACTAACAAACGACATATTGTCACTACAACTTTCGATTTTACAGAAACAGACTTACCTGTTGGAAAACACGACAAATTTCTCGAAGGATTATATAGTAAAGTCAATAGCGAAAAGAAATCAACTCTTGTCGATGACGTTAAGACAATATTCAATGGCAAGGAATACCAATCGGAGGCTGAAATACGTGGTGCGGTGTACGGTAGGACTCCTATTGCTGATATGTTCGCTTTACGTGCTTGCGGATATAAAGATAAAGAGCTTATTAATATAATAGATGAGAATCCTGAAAGTGTAGACCAATCAGCTCATGATGCTAAATTAATTAGAAAAATTATGTATTATACGCTGAATGATTTTGATGCAGCTTGGGAATTTGCTAAAAAGACAAATTACTATAAAGCTAAAGATGCATATCATAAAAAGAAATTTGATGATGCAAAATACAAAGAAAGAACTAGACAATTTTTATTGAGGTAATTATGATATCTAAATGTAGTTATGTAGAAAGTTTAAGACATGATTATTTTACGCATCAGTTGACTAATAATCAGATGCATCTAGTTGTAAATCATTTGAGAAAGTGTTCTAAATGCTTAGCATCGTATTTTGAATATGCAACATCTATCGGTATAGAGTTTGATATTGTTAGAGAGGTGCTTAAGATTAATCTAAAATACCCAAAAGATGAGAACTATACAGAAGATGAACCTATAGAAGAACCCTCTCCTGAAGATACCAATGCAGTAACTAAGTTTATAGCTAATGCATGGACAATTGCAGCAAAAGAGGAAGATTACTATAAATTAATGAATTCAAGAGCTATCAGGGATTGTGTAAAAGAAAGAAGTGCTCTATCGGATAATGAAAATACCAGCGAACAACAAAGAGCATTTAATTTATATTTAATTCAAAAGATTTGTCAAAAGATAGACCATTTAGAGTTATGCTACAACTTGAAGGAATAGAATTATGAGGATACTTGCAGACATTTACGATTACGTTTTTGTAGATATTGATGACACACTAATCCACGGATGGTATATTAAATTAATGCATTATACATGGAAGTGGTTTAGAAATAATACTTTATCTGCAATATTAATGTATATTCAGAATAAATTCAATATCTATAAGGTAGATGAAAAACTTCTATATCATTTAGGTTATAACAGTAACAATATAATATTTCTAACTGTAAGAGCATACTCAGATGCCACAGTGGAAATGGTTAATAAAATTATGGCTAAGCATAACGGTACAGATAGAACTTACTGCGTTATAGCTTTAGGTACTGATAACGGACATGAGGATAAAACTAATTTTATAAAGCATTTCTTTGAAGGCTTTAAATGTTTGTTAATAGATGATAGTATTAAAAATAGATATCATGCAGAGGCTAACGGTATTGATACTATAGACCCACTTACATTCAGAGAGGAACTTATATGGTAACAAAACGTACAAAATATAAATTACTTCCTACTCAATACAAATTTGCTTTCGGATATGATGAAAGTAAATTAAAAGATGATAATATATTACTTGACGTATCCTTATATCAAGGTGGATTTGGTTCAGGAAAAACTTTCATAGGCGCATTAAGAGGATTATTATATGCTCTTAAATGGGCTGGATGTAAAGGCTTAGTTGGTGCTGCTTCACAAGATTTATTAGATGGTACTACTAAAGTAAAATACCTTGAACACATGGCAAACATTGGACTAAAGGAAGATGTACATTGGTGGTATGCTGATAGGAAACAAACTATAATATTTAAGAACGGCTCTCAAATAAGATTCAAAACATTAAGCGATTGGACTCAATTCAGGTCAACAGAATTTACTTGGATAGAAATTGAGGAAGCTTCTTTAATTGATGAAAAAACTTTTAAAGAATTAATAGCTCGTGTTCGTGAACAAAAAAGAGACGAATGGGAAGGATATCATAGAAGTATATTCTTACATACAAACCCTCAAGGTGCTAGAGGATGGATGTATAGAATGTTTCATAATCCCAAAACGAAGATTAAAAATTTCA